TACGGTGCCCGGTATTACGGCAACAGTTTGTCCCGCTTGCGGTTGTTTGTCGGGTGGCGTGAATCGGCGTCCGAACCGGTTGTCCCGATCGACCCCGAAGATTCACCAACCGGACTGCCTCGAGATCAGTACCTGTTGGCTCAGTCCGTAATCGCCCGACTTCACTCCACCGACGGGTCCGTGTCTGAGCTGCTGCGTGCGTTCGGTGTGAACCTGTTCGTGTCCGGTGAGGGATACCTGGTCGGGCGGATCGACCCTGAAACCGGTCGGGAACGTTGGGATTACCTGTCCGTTTCGCAGGTGGTGTGGCACGAGTCCCGTTGGAAACTTCGTGAGTCTGCCGGGGACACACCGGACCGGTTCGTGTCGTTAGACCCTGAACAGGACGTGGTGATCCGGGTGTGGCAGCCTCACCCACGGTTCGCTAATGAGGCGGACGCACCGATGCGGGCTGTGCTTACGGTCTGCGAAGAGTTGTTGTTGTTGTCTCAGAACGTGCGGGCGTCTGCTCTGTCACGGATCCCTGCCGGTATTCTTGTGATCCCGGACACGGCACTCGAGGGCGGTCCTGACGACTTGGATTCGTCGGGTGTGGATGGTGCGTCCCGTGCGGACCGAACCATGTCCGACCTTGTGGATCACTTCATTACACCTATCTCCGATCCGGGTTCGGCGTCGGCGGTGGTTCCGTACCTGTTGGCGTTGGATCCTGCCGATGTGGACAAGGTGAAACTTATTGAAACGTCACGGTCGGTGGACGAGGTCGCCGCCGCCCAGCGTGCCGAACTGTTGGTGCGGTTAGCGAACGGTGTGGACCTGCCACCCGAGGTCCTGACCGGTATCTCGAACACGAACCATTGGAACGCGTGGCTTATTGACGAGCAGAGTTTCCGGTGTCACATGGCACCAGCGGCGCAACTGTTCTGTTCGGCGCTTACTGAGGGTTTGGTGTGGCCGACGATCTCGGCGTCGGGTTTGACGCCTGATCCACGGTTGGTGGTTGGGTTCGACGCCGCCGACCTGGTTGGTCACCCTGACCGGAAAGAGAACGCTAAGGACGGTCATACGGCGTTCGTGATCTCTGACGAGTCTTACCGTCGGGCGCTTGGGTTCGGTGACGAGGACGCACCGGACGAGGACGAGTACCGGCGTCGGGTCGCTCGGGCGCAGGGTACACAGGCGTTGGCTCCGGTCGCGGTGGGTGAGATCGACTCGGTTGTTGAGTCGTTGCGGGTCGCTACTGGTCAGATCGCCGCCGGTGAGACTGAGGGTGCCGAGGGTGCCGAGGTGGTGGTCGATGAGTCCGGGTCGGGTGACGAACCGTCCGAGGTTGTGACGGGTCCACCACCGGAACCTGTGGTGGCGGCTGGAACGCCTGACGCCGACCGGTTCGGTGACCTGGTCGGGAAGATCGACCGTGCGTTGGTGGACCGGTTGGAGGCGTTGGCGTCGGCGTCGTTGCGTCGTGCGTTGGAACGGGCCGGTGCCCGGTTGCGGTCCCGTGTGTCCCGTAATCAGGACCTGAAACCGATGCTGGCCGAGACTGGTAACACCGATCTGCCGTCCCTGTTGGGGCGTGACGCCATCGTCGCTGCCGGTCTAACCGACGAGGATCTGTTGGACGGGACGGGCGACGACCTCGAGGACGAGTACCTGGCACTCGTCGGGTTGGCGCAGAAACGGATCCGTACCTATCTGCGTGACGGTTTCGGGTTGGGTGAGTCGGAACTGGCAGCGTTGGAACTGAAACAGGAACAGGACCGGATCGCTGGTTGGGGTGTGTTGTCTGCTGGTTTGACGGCGTTGGCGACCTCGTTGTTGTACGACCCGCGACCGGGTCGGGGTGTGGATGCTGTCGGTGAGTTCGATCCGACGAGTCGTGTTCCGGGTGTGTTGGTTCGGGATACGTTGGTGACTGCTGGTGGCGGTGAGGTTGGTCCGTCGTCGTCGCCGGGTGAATCACCGTTGTCGCCTGTTGGTGTTCGCCCTGCCGGTACTGAACCGGGTGTGGTGGACGGTGCCGGTCCTGCCGCTGCCCCGTCGGTCCAGCCGACCTCGTCGGGTTTAGTGGGTGGTGGTGCGACTGTTCGTGAGGCGGCGGCACGGGTCGGGTTGGCTCAGGTCGGGTTCGTGTGGGATTACGGCAACGCGTTACGGGCCACGTTCGAGCCTCACTTCGAGTTGGACGGCGAACGGTTCTCAGGGTTTGACGATCCGGCGTTGGAGAACCTGAACGACTGGCCGGCGACCCCGTTCCTGTATCCCGGTGACCATGACGGGTGTTTGTGTGTAGAACGCCCCATCTTCCGTGCGGTGGTTGTGTCCGGTGAGGTGGACGAGGACGACACGGAGGACGACGATGCCGAGGGTGCCTGAGTTCATGCGCGAGAACGCTGCTCGAGGTTTGCGTTTCCATGCGGACGGCAAGTCCGGTGACGTGACTCCGCAGACGGTTCGTGAGGCCCGTCAGATGGCGGAACAGGGCGACGTGCCGGACAACAAACCGGTTCGGATGGCGGCGTGGTTTGCTCGCCACATGGCAGACTTGGACGGTGCGCCGGATTCGGACTCGCCGGACTTTCCGTCGCGAGGCCAGGTCGCTCACCTATTGTGGGGCGGTGGTGTGACACGGGAGGTGTCGGAACGGGCGCAGGCGTGGGCGGAACGTACCGTCCGCCAACAGGAACGGGAGGCGTCCGTCATGGGCGACAAACCTAACGATGAAGAGGTAACCGACATGGACGACATGCCGGGTGTTGTGGACGTGTCGGACGACGAGTCGGACGAGATCGTGGAGGAAGAGGTTCCGGTCGGTGAGCTTCCTACCCGCGCCGTTATGGTTGTTGCCACGGAGGGTGAGGTAACTGCCGACGGTCGTGTTGCTGACGTGGGCGGGTTGTCGTGGCGTGAACCGCCGTTGTCTTTGACGGTGAACCATGACCCGGATCAGAGGGTCGGACGGTTGGATGTGTTCGCCCGTGTGTCGTCGGCTGAGGGTTTGACGGTGGACAACTTCGAGGATCGGGTGGCCGACTCGGATGGTGGTCCGATCATTGTTGCGCTCGCCACCCTGAACCTAGACACGGATCTCGGTCGTGAGGTCGCCGGCGAGATTCGGGACGGGTTCCTAACTGGTGTGTCAATGGAGGTTGGGGACGAGGTCATCGAGTACGACGAGGACGGGATTCTCCATCTGACGGAGGGTCGGATCGGTGCCGTGTCGGTGGTGGTGTTCCAAGCGATCGAAACTGCTCGGGTTGTTGAGGTGGCGTCTGCGCATGTGTGGAAGCCTGCGCCACGCCTCGTGTCTGTTCCGGCGTTGGTTGCGGCGTCTGTTCCTGATGTTCCTCCGACTGAGTGGTTCACCGATCCGGGTTTCGAGTCGGGAACTCCGCTAACGGTGGACGACGACGGACGGATCTTCGGTCATCTTGCGTTGTGGGATACCTGCCACACGGGTCGCCCTGAGGGTGTGTGTGTGGTCGCTCCGAGGTCACCGTCCGGTTATGCGTACTACCGGACTGGTTACGTTCGGACGTTGTCTGCGGACGGTTCTTCGGTGGATGTTCCGTGCGGGTCGGTGACGATGGCGACGGGTCACGCTTCGACCCGACCTGGTGTGTCGGCGGCTGCGGCGATCGCCCATTACGAACACACCGGTCACGCGGTGGCGGACGTGGCAGCGGGTGAGGACGAGTTCGGTGTGTGGGTGGCCGGGTCCTTGCGTCCGTCCGTGTCGGAGGCCGACGTTCGTGAGTTGCGTGGTGCGTCGTTGTCGGGTGACTGGCGTTCGATCGGTGGGAACCTCGAACTGGTTGCTGCGTTGGCGGTGAACGTGCCCGGTTTCCCGGTGCCTCGAGTTCAGGCCGGTTTGGCGGCGTCCGGTGTTCAGACCGCCCTCGTTGCCGCAGGGACCGTTACGGACGGGTGCGGGTGTGGTGACACCGACCCGGCGTTAGAACGCCGTCTGCGGCGCTTGGAGGCGGTCGTGGAGGCCCTCGGTTTGTCCGATGAAGCGGTGAACAGGTTGGCGGCACGGATCGGCTGATTCATGCGCCTATCGGATCGTCCAACGTCCCGGCGTCGTGGTCGGGTGTCCTCAGTCGATCGGTTACCTGCCGACATACTCGATCAGTTGGTGGAAGCTCGCCGGTCCGGTTCTCATTCTGTGAACGACATGGTGGACTGGTTACATAGCGACCCTGACCACACGGACCCTGTGTTCCAACAGGTGACGGCGTCGGCGTTGTCGCAATGGTTCGCCGCTCGGGGGCATCGTGTCGGGTCTGTCTGAGTTCATTCCACCGAACCAGCACGACAACCACCCTGAGGCGTCCCGTCGTGGACGGGCACAGTTCCCGACCGGGTGGGAACCGAGGGTGACCGAGGGATCCGACCAGGCGGAAGCGGTGTCTGCCGTGTTCGATACTGAACCGGACGAGGTCACGTTGCTCGAGGGTTGGCGGATGGATCCCGAGTTGTGGCGGATCGTGGACGGGTCGTTGTTGGTGAACCGGTGGCAGAGTCCGTCCGGCGACTGGTGTTTCCAATACAAAGCACGGTTGGTTCGTCGTGTCGGTCGGCTGGTGGACGTGGACGAGTTGTTGCGGGGGATCGGACGGTGGAAACCGGTTGCGGAACCGAAACGGGTGTCGTCGGATCATCTCGTGGTGTGTTTCTCCGACTGGCAGATCGGTAAGGCGGACGGCGACGGGACGGTCGGGACGGTGCAACGGATCTCGGAGTCGGTGTCACGGTTGGTTGCGTATGCGAAACAGGTCAGGCCGGCGTCGATCGTTGTTGTCGGCTTGGGTGATCTGCTCGAGGGTTGCGACGGGCATTATCCGGGTCAGACGTTCACCGTTGAACTGGATCGGCGTCAGCAGTTGCGGGTGGTGCGTCGTTTGTTTCGTGACGCGGTGATCTCGTTGTCTCGGTTAGGTGTCCCGATGGTGGTGTCTGCCGTGGCCGGTAATCACGGTGAGAACCGTCGGGACGGCAAGGCGTTCACCGGACCTGGTGATAACGACGACGTGGCGGTGGTGGAACAGGTGGCGGAGGTGTTG